GGCCAAAAGATCCATCTGTGGACGCTCCTATGCGCTCTTGCAGCTTTTGCATGGCTAAGGTCATTTAATCCTCCTGTGCGGGCTTCGTTCCAAAGGTGCGAACATAAGTCATATCTTCGCTGTAAGCCTCTGCCCATTTATTCTCTGTGAAGGTTGCAAAGGTTATAAGGGCTTGATTGTCGGCCTCAAGGGTAAGAACAACCTCATCCAGAATGGCTAATTGCTCAACCAGAACATCGATCTTGTGGGCTTGCTCTGCGAAATACCAAGTGCCAGCGATAACTTGAGCGACCATTGCAGCGACTAGCGCCAAGGGAACCTTTACATCTGCCATTTTTATTTCCTAAAAAACTTCGTTGCAGATCGCACGGCGAAGCTACTCGCTACGATCACGCCCAAAGTGTATTGATACCACTCTGGCATTTTCTCCAATGCAGCGAAACCATCAGCCACAGCGCTGCGCCCCCACTCTCCAGTAAAACATAAAATCAGGGGCAAAGAAAAAAGCAAAACGAGATATTCGTCTTTCCATGAGTTTTGGGTTCCCTGCGCCATGATCCGCTCCCAATCGGCAACGCTTGTCTTTTCGCTGAGGAGTATCTTGGATTTGGTTTCTGCCTCAGTTAGCTTTAACTTGGCTTCCGCTGCGGTCTTATCCGCTTTCCCTTGCAACCAGCTTCCAGCGAGGTTTGCGATTGGGCCTATAAATGCTTGTATCATTTTTCTGAACTAAGCCACACCGCTATCGTGCCCGTCATGGCCCCGCTGACAACTGAAATCATTGCGGATTGTTGAGTGCTTAAATCGTCGAGGCTCATTCCCCAATTTATAACCTTGATATACATGATCGTCATAACCAACATCATGATGCGGGGCATCAGGCGATATTGAAGGATCTTTTCAAACGTGTTTGCCATGTCAAACCTCTATGTTTATCTTAGTTCCCTGCGGTCTATCCGCTGTAGTCTTGCGCCCAAACCTATCATAACTTTGCTGCAAGTCCAACGTTTGCTTTGCAAGCGCCTCTAAGTGGCTGTGGTTGGCCCTATGTTCTTTTTCCACCCGCTGCTCTGCTAAATGTGTTTCGATAGCCTCACGCGCCCTCGTTTGCTCATGAATGTGTGACCCAACATTGAAGGGCATAGATCCAATTCCGCTCAAGCCATCTGCCATTTTTAACCCCTTTGGACCCTTTGGCCCCTTTATCGCTCCTGTTGGACACTAAATTCGCCCCTGCTTTGCCAGAATGATCACAATGGTTATTCCAAGCATGATTGTAATAATGATTGCCCCGCCGCCGTAAATTATAACGCGCTCAATCATCTTGGCTTTGCGCTTCCGCTCCGCTTCAATCTTAGCTTTTCGATCTTTCCTTGCTTGCACCCGTATGGCTTGCAATTCACCCCAAGCGGAAAATCCTCGCGTTGCAATTACTATCTGGCGCAGTTCTTCCTCGGCGTCTTTGGCCCTTTGAAGATTGACGAAGGTTTCCATAGCGTTTTCATCAGACCCAGAGAAAAGGCTGTTTTTCTTTTTCTCATGGGCGGCGCGTAGATCGTCCACACCATCGAAAAATTCTCCAATTTGCTTGGTTACATTTACCAGTTCCTTGCCCGCTGACACCGCAGATTTGACGGCCGCAAGCGCCGTAAATGGATCAATCATGTATCACGCCCCACAATGACATACCGAGGGCAATCTGCCTCTGGGATTATTCTTATGACCTTTGGGTAATGGTAATAAAACGAGGGCGGCGGGCATCCATAACGACACGCCTTGAACATTACCCCAAAGGGATACATTCCAAAAGCGATCGAGGTAAGGGCGCAAATCATGCCCCCACCATATCACATTTTATTTGCGAGCTAAATTCTGAACGTCGCGTCTAAGCTCTTTTTGCTCGTCGCGCATTTCTTTGAGAAGATATTTGATGTCATCATAACGGGCCTCAAGCACCGCGATCTTTTTTTGGTTAGTAAATACAAACCTTAAAATAGCGCCTAACGCAGCGACAATAGCTATGCCAGCGGCAACAGCGGGAGAAAGTATTGCGTCACTCAATTTCATATTGCCTCCGTACAGCTAAATGAGAAGCCGTACTTGCTAACATGATCTGCATCCCACCCCAGATCGTTACTATCCATTCTCATCACAGCCGTTGTACCAGATATTGAGGCAGATGTAGACCCACTAATGGCAACTTTTAATGATGGCTCGATTGTGGCAGTTCCCGTTCCCGACATATCCGCAACAATCATATGGAGCTTAGAAGTGGCGCTGGTTCCAAACTGCACATAATCCCCAGCCTTCAAAGTGCCGTTAAGGGTCAAGGGAATAGTAGTGTCTCCGATTGCATGGGTTCCGCTTGTCACCGATACCGTTGTGGCTGTGCCGATATTTGACTGCCCGTCAGGATCGCCCATCAAAAACGTATTAGCCCGCCCACGAAGCTTCAAAAAGAAGGCTTGCCATGCGCCCGCCTGAGCGCGCTTCATAGGAGGCAAAGTGACCGTTGCCTGCCAACATGCCATTGAATACTCATAGACCTGCTCATGGCCGCTAAATGGGCTTCTGCTTTGCGCCACGGCCCGCTTGATCGACCAAGTGGACGCTGAGAACGCTGGGGTGCTGGGCATTGTGATAAGTGCCATTACGAAAGAACCTGTCCAAATGAGCCGCCGCGCCGTTTTCCATCCGCGACCGCCGCCAGTGTATCCTGTTTTATGACTGGCAGCAACGAAAGCATTTCAGCGCGAACCGTTTGAGAAACCCCAGTTTCAACATTGATCGTTTGATTGACCACCGTAGCGCCGCCCTTCATGGCGTTTCTGGTATCGTGAGCGTTTTTAATTGTTCCTGATGAGGCTGGAATAATAAGCTCTGGACCGCGCTCTCCTACAAGGTAGGGTCTGCCCCTAGACATTGCACCGCCCGTTGCACTTTCTTGTATTTCTCCACCAAAAGCGGTTCCCTTTCCCGCTTTAAAACCAGAGCCATCGTAACGCAAAGGAACCCCCATCGCCCGCAAGATTGCGTTCACAATTAAAAGCTTGATAGCTTGGGCAATCATATCACGCACAAAAGCATCAATCATTTTCTGGAAATCTCTAAACGTAAGCTGAGCACCTTGCGACATATCGGCCAACGCACCGCCAATGTTATCTGCCATTGACAACATCCCGTTTTCAAAATCGCCAAACAAAGGTAAAGTCCTTGCTTGCTCAAGGGATAAAAGCGCCATCGCGGCTTGGTAATCTTCAAACCCAATGGCATTAGCAGCAAGAGCAGCATTTAAGGCGTTTTGACTTTCCGTAAGGGATGTATTAGCTGCAACATTTTGCGCTATGAAATCAATTCCCTCTTGAATTAACTCATGGTTTTGCGACAGGGAACTATCAAACATTGAAAGGCTCGCGTTAGCATTAGCCAAAGACACAGAAAGGGTGTCTGTGACACTGGCGTAGTTCCCAGAGGCTAATGCAACAGCCAATGTTTTTTCAATGAACGGGGCAAGTAAATCATCATTTTTCTTTTGTATATCGAAAAGCGCGATATTAACTTCGGCTTCTCTTATTGAAGCCTGATTTCCAGTTTCTTTAGCTGCCTTTAATTCTTTTTGCAGTTCGAGTTGACGCCGCCTTAAAACTATTTCCTTAGCTAAAGCTCTTTGGTTTTTATTAAATAAATCAAAGTCGCTTCCATCACCACCGTTATCTGTATCCGCTGATGGGATGTTGTCCATTTCTACAGATGCAAGGGCTTGCTGGGCTAAAAGCTGCGCCTCAAGTGTTTCAAGCAAATTCTTTTTTAAATCAATTTTTGCTTGCTCATTAACAAAAAAACTATTGTTTGCGGGATCTTCAAGAAACGCAATCTCATTGTTAAGCTTTTGTATCTGCTTCGCAACGCCTTCTGCGTCACGCCCAAACTCAGAAAGAACACCAATGGCTTGTAAAAATGATCTGGTTACGCCAACGCCATCCCTAAATAATTCAACCAGATCAGTAGCCAAGGGCAAAAGCTCACGGCCAATATCTAAAGCAAGTTGAGAAACCTCCGCACCTAAAGCTTTGGTTTGGTTTGCATAGCTGTCGGCGGTTCTGGCTGCATCTCCCTGTGCGTCCGTTGTTCCAGCAGTTATAAGATTTAGCCTCGCTTGAACTTTCTCAGCATTGGTTACTTCATCGCCAGTTCTTTTTATCCCCATCCGCAAAAGCTCTTGCTTCAAGGTTGCCTCAGTTATGACAACGCCAAACCTTCTTACTGTTTCATGGTTCCCAACCAAGGCGCTTTGAAACGCCTCCATTGTGTCTGTATCGCTGGCGTTGTTAAATGAGGCAACGTCAACAGCAAGTTTGGTAAGCTCCACAGAAAGCTGTGCAGCTTCGCCCCTTGCAAAGCCCATTGGAACAAAAGTGTCTTGGATGCTTGAGGCCATACCCTCAAGTTCAAATGAAGAACGACCTACGGCTGAACCAAATTCAGTTAAATCCGCAACAACCTGATCTCTAAATTGCCCAAAAACAACCGCTGACTTTGATTGCATTTCTGCGACATCACCCGCAAGATCAATAGCCGCCTTCCCTGCTCGCCCAATAGATAAAGCAATAACACCAACCGCAGCGACATTTATTACTCGCCCAAGCTTCTGGAAAGAAGCACCCGCCGCCGTTGTTGCTTTAATGGTATCTTTTTGTAAGCGGTTCAAATCGCGCTTAATGTCAGACATATCCGCTTCAATGCGGACTAGAAGGGTATCAACTGTTGTAGCCATTAATCTGGATACCTTTCCATCAAATCTTGAAGTTCATTCTTATTAAGTGGGGGCGGTTTCCCACTTGAATGAAACTCCGCAAAACCATCTAAAGCAGCATAGAACTCAACAAGGCTCATATTCCAAAAATCGTCTGGCCTCATCTGCATTTTCCCTAGACCGATTTGCATAAAATCAGTCCACGGGAAACTTTCTACACTGCTCCCGCCTTCATTTCGTTTCCCTCATCTTTCCCCGTACTAAGGGCAGAGGCTAATACCTCACCACAAACCCGCATTGCATCAGCCAGCCCAGCATCCCAGACCGCTTTTTGAATATCCTTCATAGAGACATCATTGCCGCCGCCCTTCACAATCGGATGAATTATGCCGCAAATTTCTGTTGTGGTAAGATCGCCCTCAGTAAGCTTTCCCAGAATTTTTACAATTCCATATCCACAAAATGCCTCAATCCTCGCCAGCCCGTCCATCGTCACCCTTGAGTTCCAAGTTTTTTCGCCCAGCGTTATGAGCATTTCCCCTCGATTTGGGTTTGTCATGTTTCACTTCCTTTCCACCTATTAGAAGTTGTTCGCCGCGATCCAATACATCGGTCACGGTTTCTGCAATATATGATTTCCCTCCAGCCTTGAAATGTCCACCCACCTCAAGGCCACAGGAGAAAGCTACTGCAAATTCGTTTTGAGAATTTGATTTGGCCCAGCCAGAAATGGTTGAGCCATCAACCTCTATTTCAACACTGAGCCAACTCATTTTTAAGCCGCCGTAAACGCGAAGGTTCCAGCGCTCTCAAGGGTTAACGAATATGTGATTTCGCCGTTATACTCACCCGCATATTCAAGCGTGGCAATCATCATTGGGCCAGCGAATGTTCCAAAGTCTGGAATGATCACATCAAAATCAACGAATGTTCCCGCTGTTCTTTGAGCGTCAAAAGCAGTGCGAACCGCTGCCTCTGATGCAGCATCTGTAAACACACCTGATCCAGAAACGCTGAACGACTGAACGCCGCCGCCAGCCAAAAGCTGTCTCAAGCCAGCGCTATCTTTGGTTGTTACATCAACCGCTTCATCGTTCATTGAAATTGAGGTTGAGCGCAACCCAGCAACAGTTGTTGCCGTGCCGCTAATATCAACCTTTAATAGCATTGCGGAGCCTTTTTGTGCCGCCATGTTCTTTCTCCTTAGTTATCAAACACAATGGCGCGAAATCTCATGACCCCATGCCG